TTCATTGATATTGGCTTGCTTGTAGATCGCAAACGCATTACCATGTGCAGTGTACAACTGTGCCGCAGCATTACGCTGGTCTTCTGGACTCAAGTACGGAATAGCTGCATTGAGCATCGCCAGATAAGCTACATCTGGACGTTCCATGTCGGATGCATTTTCTGGAACAAAAGGCTTCCACCAAGATGGAGGATTACCCCCCTCCGAAGTTGCTTCATACTCTTTGAACTTGACATCATGCAAGTCTGCAATTGTTTGAGCTTCACTGCCAGCCTCACCGACACCACCAGCACTACCAGCACCACTACTGGATGGTGTGGGAAAATAAGTACCCGCACCTGTATTGCCCTGAGTAGGGTCAGCAAAGTGTGCCAACATTGAGGCGGGCGGAGGGCCCGCTCCTCCTTCATCAAACTGGCCTTGCACAGGTACCGATGTTCCAGGATAAAACACAGGAGACGGTACACTATAGGTCTTTTTGGGCTGACGTGGCTTCGCTTTCTTTGTCACCACGGGCTTAGGTACAGATGTCCCAGGATAGAATGGAGGAGCAGACCCTCCTGACTGATATGCGGGAACCGTCGGCTTCGTTACCTTCTTAGGTGCAGGCATTGGTACTGATGTACCAGGATAGAAATTTGGCATATTACCCTCCCATTGTTCCACCGAGCCCTGGGGCTGCTTCGGTCATTCTCTTCAAAATGTCTTCTATGCCCTGTCCTGCGGGTGGCTTGCCCTCAGCGGTAGGAGTTGCTTCCCCTGTAGAGCTTTGAAGTCCTGTAGGTTGAATTGGTGATACTGGTCCCGCCGGCGCTCCGGGCATCCCAGCACCTGAGCCGCCTCCCTGCGGTCCGGCAGGACCGCCTTGGCTCATTTGCTGGGAAAGTACCATCTGTGCGGCTGCGGCAATATCTGGGTCGTCAGACTTAGCCATTGCCAACATCTTTTGCATCACGATATTCTGCACCATCATCGGGTGAGCCAGCACCATATCATCAAATAGCCTGTCTCGCTCCTCATCTGGTTGCTCAATATCGTAGTACTTACCAAGTCGTGTGTACAAAGACAGAGTACCTGCTGTCTGTGTACCCATAGCGTGCTTCCGTGTGTCGTCGTTTGGATATACTGGCGATATCTTAGCCTTCACCATAAACCCGTCAAGGCCGTCTGTCGCCAGCTGTTGTGCAAAATCTTGGCCTTTTAGCTCACCGTATACACGGATTTGCAGCTTACCCTGCGTGAAGTAAGCTGTGAGCTTCAGTACCTTTCGAGCCCAATTCGACCACAGCATGGCCAAATGCTGTATCGGCTGTTCTAGGCGAATTTGGTTCTGATCGCCCAACTGGTTGAGCGCATACCCAGAGATTTGGCTTGGTCCTTCACCAAACATAACATCGGTGAAGCCAGCTTGCTGGAGCCTAGAGCGCAGGAAACCGATGTGATGTTCCACATCTGGTGAGTTTCCAGGCCACGTTGGGAACTCCAGGCTTTCTTCTGGGTTCAAGTGAACCATCTTCCCAAGTGCAGGGTCCAACCGGATTCTGCGCTGTGGGATAGTTCGAGCCACAAAAGGTAGCGACGTGTAAATTCTGATCTGTCGTCCACGTCGGTTGATCGCCTTTTCAAGATGTACGACCGTACTTTCGATAGGTCTAAGAATGCCATGCCAACCATCAGAGCGGTCACGAGAAACAGGCTTGAAGAAAGTAATCGTGTAAGGAATATCATCGTAGCCTTTCATCTCCTTCAATGGTCTGATAACCAGATCGTCAGCAACCAGTGCATTCTCAATGTAGTTCTCTACAACTTCTTTACCTGCCGGGTTCTTTCTTCGCTTACGTTGCATGACCCGCCAGTAGTCATATACCTTGACCTTAGAGGTCATCTTCTCTTCAACTCTCAAGTGCTGGTGTCGCTTCAGGCGTACATTCCACGTGTGTTCCACATCCCATATAGTCATCTCCCATACACGAAATACGTGATGCCATCTCTTCGGACCACCCGGAAGAATATACATTTGCATGGGGTCAATAACTTGTACTCGAATGGGGGTCTCCATTAGAATTAGCCCCTCTTCACCCTGCTCAGTAACTGCATCCTGAATTACTTTATCCCACACAGAGTACACCACCGCTCCCCCATCTCGCACAAGGTGGGTGACAATTTCATAAGGTATGTTGAGTTCCTCCCGCTCTCCGTTTACGTAGAGCGTACCATTGAGGTATTTCTCAATCCGAGATGTGTCAGCTTCCTCATCTAGACTGGTATCCCAACCTTTAGCCTTGAACTCCACGGGCTTCTTTACCAAGATACCTACCGCCAAGTCAACAACGTTGGTTGGTGTTGGGTCTGGGTATCTCTCTTCGAACGGCAGGGGCTTCTCCTTATAGTGCTTGAAGTCATACCACTGCCGCCATTTCTCAATATTGTTGTGCCAATCTTTACAGTGGTCCTTGGCCAACCCGAAATACAAATGCACGTCTTGTCGGGTCTTTTCAATAAGTTCTCTCGATAGTAATTTAGCCATTTTACCCCCTCAACGGCAGCGGTAACCAGTCCTCTTTACCCTCACGGGCATCAGCTGAGTATGCCGTGCAGTCGGAGTACGGTGATTCTATAACTTGCTCATCCGATGTATCTTCGCCACCTCTTTGAACAGCGTCGTACACCGCCATTGCCATAGCTATTGCACCGTCTACAGGCCGTGGCATTTCGGGGCTTTTGATAATTCTGAACCCTGAGCCATGAGCCTTTGCTGCCGCAAACTTGATGTGGTTTCTCAATTCCGAGTCAGGATATACCTGCAACACCTGGAATCTGATAACCTCATACAGAGCAGTACTCGCCTTGACCATATTCGGGATGGTCTGCGTGAACTCTGTTACCGGCAGTCCCTCTACTCGTAGCGTCTGCATCGAACGGTAGAGGTGGGTAGGGTCGTAGTAAATGTTGGAGATTGTAAACATCTTACATATCTCCTTCAGGTACGCCTCCACCGTGTTTTCCAAATTCAACTCTTCACCCTTGGGTGGTGTCCATATCTTATGGAAAGCCACACCAAGTGTTATCTTTTCTTCTGACTTACCTTCATCATCTTTTTCTACTTTTCGGTTATAATACACGCCGACAACCGCAGAAGTGTCCCGCTTGACTCCAACATCCACGCCCACAGAAATAGGGTGGGTATAGTATGGACTATCTGGCCTGTACATAAGCGGAGATTCTAGAACCTCACAGGCGATGTAGTCATCTGGGTCAATGAACTGGTCCTGGGCCGAACCCCACTCATTCAAGTGGAGTCGTCGGAAGTTTACAGGACGCAGTTCGTGTAGCTGTTGCTCATAATACTCTGGCGTCTGCCAGGGCATTCGGGGCTCGTGGTCCCAGTATACGAACATAGTTTTGGACTGGTTCGTATAACAAGGCAGGTTCGGAAACTCATCCTTGAGCCGAATACCCTTCAGCACCGATGATTCATATAGGTCCCACAGAAGTTGTGACTCATTTTCCCATCCTGCATACGTCACAACCACTCGCAGGCCAAGTTTTTCTGTAGGAATAGGTGTCATCTCTTCCCAAAGTCTCTGAGATTTTTCGGTCAGATAGCCCCAAAGCTCATCCCACAAGGTCAGAGCCTGTTGCCCTCCCGCTGCGCTAGTATAGTGGGAAGAGAGAACCTGCGTAACCGACATGCTGGGATATTGAATGTCGTACTTATGTACACAGTCGTCACCCAGTCCGTGATGTCGAGCATCATATTTGATGGCCTTCATCATACGCCCCTCAGCTTGCTCCCGGTCATTAGCTAGTACGTAGATTTCTGTGCCATCATAACTTGCATCAGCATACCATGCCCCTATCGCTGCTCCCCATGCAGTCTTACCAGACTTCTTGGGACAAGAGAACACAAATGTTGTATATGGAAAGGTAAGCGTTATTGGGTCTACCGTCAACACATGGTTGAAAATCTTGCGGTGGAGTGGGAGAGGCACAATCTTTCCTGGCTTATGCAGGAAGTCTTGTGTCTTCACATCCCATGTACGGTTGACGTAAAACCCTGGCCCAGTATCAAGCCAGTTCATGAATGATTCCATCTTTACTGGTACTGTCATTTTTTCTTGCTGCCTCCCTTTCGGAAGAGCTCATGTACGTTGACCTCCAAAGCCGCAAGGAATTTCTTGGCTGCTTCTAGCGTCTTTGGCTCTTTGTTCTTGCGTTCTCCGGTATCCTTATTGAATACCGCATACCCGCCCTTTACTTTCCGTATCGAATATGGCATTATACTGGCCTAGATGAACCACCACTGCTGCGTGGTCTAAACTTTCGAG